TTAATGTCTAAAGGTGAACCAGTAGATAAGGATCTATACATGAGATGCGTCCAGTACTATGAAGACAGTGCTAGAAATGATGTCATTGATGTGGTATATGATCCGTGCACTGTAGATGAGATGTGTGCAACTATACATTATTATATGGAGGCTCACAAAGATGAAGCAGGTAACTACACAAACACTTTGGTTACTATTGACCACTCAGCTTTATTTAAAGTAGGTAAAGGTCAGAAGGATAAGTTTGAAACATTATATGCTCTTGGTGAAGCCATGACATATATGAAGAAGCATTATCCTGTGGCATTCCTTATCTTAAGTCAGTTGAATAGGAACATAGATAATCCAGAGAGGTCTAAAGATGGTGACTATGGTAATTATGTATTAGATTCTGATTTATTTGGGGCTGATGCTCTATTGCAACATGCGGATGTAGTTCTGGGTATTAATAAACCTGCTATCAGAAAAATTAGATTTTATGGTCCAGAGAAATTTATTATTAGTGATGAAGACACTTTGGCTTTTCACTTCTTAAAATCTAGAAATGGTACTACAAGATTAAGTTTTTTCAAGTTAGACAGAAGTACAATGCGCATCATTGAAATAGAAACCCCAGCAATGGCAGGTAAAACAATTAAAATTTAAGTATGACTAGAAAAGAAAAAGAAAAGGAATTCTTTGCCCATCACATGGACAAATTCCGTAAAGCTCAGGTAACTGATCCATTCTTTGCTATCAAGACGGCTTTCTTTCAGAAAGGTAAGTTTGGTAGGCAAGTGCAGTTGTTTGAGGGTGAGTTAAAAAGAGGAGAAGACATTTATATTGAGTTCATTGAAGTCAATAGAGATGCATCTGGAAAAGAGATAGGTGTTGAACCTGCTTTTGAAGATAGACCTCTTTTTAAGTACAAGTACAATCCTTATTTTGCAGAAGAGTATGATGTTAAAGAAGGTACAAACTCTATGGGAGAAAATTACTTTGCTTATACAATTCCATTGTCTGAGTTAATGGTAGTTCTGCCGGATGGTTCTGAGATTACTCAAAATCTTTATGAGAAAAGAAAAGCTGAAGCTCCTAAAGAGCAAGTAAGTCTATCTGTATTTCCAGATTTTGAAGATGAGTTTATTCCAAAACTTAAAGAAAATGTAGAAGATCTACAATTTGTTGAGAAACAAGAATCAGCTTCACACATTCTTTTAAGAATTGCAGAAGACTTTCAAAAATTAGCGCAAAAACTTAAGTAATGAGTATAGTACTTCCAACTAAAAAAGTAAAGGCTGCAAGAGTTAATCCAAAGAGATTAATTATCTATTCAAAGCCTAAGACAGGTAAAACAACAGCATTTGCTGGTTTAGAAGATAATTTGATTCTAGATTTAGAAAATGGTGCTGACTATGTAGAAGCTCTTAAAGTAAAGATTAATAATTTACAAGAGCTACTTGACGCAGGTAAAGCAATTAAAGCTGCAGGCAATCCATATAAGTATGTTACAATTGATACTGTAACTGCATTAGAAGATATGATTGGTCCTTTAGCTATCAAGCTTTATAAGCAAACAAGCATGGGTAAAAACTATGAAGGTGACAATGTATTATCCTTACCAAATGGTGCAGGATATTTATATTTAAGACAAGCTTTCTTTCAAGTTTTAGATTTTATTGATACATTAGCTCCCCACATTATTTTGTCTGGCCATATCAAAGACAAACAAGTTGATGATAAAGGTGAGTTAGTAATGTCTGCAAATATTGATTTGACAGGTAAAATTAAATCTTTAATCTGTGCTAATGCTGATGCAATTGGTTATATGTATAGGAAGGGTAACAAAACTATATTGTCTTTCAAGACAAATGAGGAAGTTACTTGCGGAGCAAGACCAGAGCATCTCAGAAATGAAGAGATTGTAGTTACAGAATCAAATGAACAAGGAGAACTTGAGTTCCATTGGGACAAAGTATTTATTTAATTATTAAAAACAAAGAAAAATGGCATTAAGCACAACTGATTTGGGCACAGCAGGCTCAGGACTACCAAAAACAATTACCCCAGGTAATCATGTATTAAAGATTAACAGCATTGAATTGGAAGAATTTAAATTCTTACCAGGTGCATATCACTTAATGATGCATGTTGAGACTCAACCTATTGAAGGTTTTGAAGGTTTTATGATTGATAAAGAAGATGAAAGTAAAGGCCGCTATGCAGGTCAGATTGGTAGAGTCAAAGCAAGCCAATATGCATTTGTAGATGGTGAAACTAAGTCTGGTGTTAAGATTCAAAGAGATAGATCTATCTTGATCTTCTTAAGAACTCTTGCACATACAATGGAATTAGATTCTTGGTTCCTTGAGCAAGATGGTCAGCATGAGACTATTGAAGACTTTGTTAAAGCATTCAATAAGACTGCAGACTTCAGAGGTAAGTTCCTTGAGTTCTGTATTGCTGGTAAAGAATATGAAGGTAAATCAGGTTATACCAACTATGATATGTGGTTACCAAAAGCAGAAGGAAAGAAGTATGCATTTGGTGCTCTTGAAGCTGGTTCGGTTATTTCTTATGATGAAGCCAAACATCTCAAAAAATTAGAAGTTAAAGAAGTTAAGTCATTTGGGGATGAAGATGATGTTTTTACAACACCAAAGACATCTTCTGACTTTAGTCTAGACTAATTAACTCACCTTATAGAGGGGGGAGTTAATTAATTATCAATGTAAATTTTATTATTAACAAGGATTTTAGATTAAATCAGGAGCCTCCCCCCTTTATTTTTATTGGTTATGATTTCTACAAAGAACCTAGTATCTGATTTACAGGATGTACCCAGAGAATGGGTATTTGAATATTATCTAAACTTAAAAGAAAAACTTGTTGGTCAAGATATAAAAATGCTATCAGCATTTAATGTAAAGGATAAAGTTCCTAGCATGTTTATCTATCGCAATGGGGATTACTATAAGTTTAAAGATTTCTCTTCTGGCTTTCAAGGTGATCATATTGAACTTGTCAAATATTTATTTAACTATGATTCAAGATCCAAAGCCGTTAGTAGAATACTGAATGATTACCAAGAGTATCTAAAGTATAATGCACCTGCAGAAAGAGGACCTATACAATTTCATGATAAATTCAAGGTAACAGATTTCCAAATGAGACACTGGAATTCCCAAGATTCTAAGTTTTGGACAAGTTTTAGGATTTCTTCAGCTATACTGGAGAGATATAATGTTGTCCCATTGGAATTCTTTACTATGGAAAAGACTGAAGTTGATGGTAGTCTCAGATCTTATAAATTTTCTAGACCTTATGTCTATGGTTATTTTAGAGAAGATGGTGAATTGTATAAGATCTACATGCCTAAAGTTCCAGAGAAGAAGTTCATTAAGATCCAAAACTATACACAGGGTATGGATCAATTGCAATATGATTCAAAGTATCTACTGATTGTTTCTTCACTTAAAGATCTCATGTCTTTCAAGAAGCTTGGTATTGGTAATATAGAATGTATTGCTCCGGACAGTGAGAATACAATGATTGGAGAATCTGTTATAAATAAACTTAGAGAAAAGTATTCTAAGATTATTGTACTGTTTGATAATGATGAGCCCGGCATGAAAGCTGCTCAGAGATATCAAGATAAGTATAATATCCCACATGTAGTGCTAGAAATGTCTAAGGATTTATCAGACTCTGTCAGAGATCATGGTATTGAACCTGTGAGAGATCAATTATTAATCTTACTAAAACAAGTTATATGAGTTTAACTAGAACACTTAATGATCTTGAGAGTTATATGGATTCTGCGCGTGATTCTTTTTATCATTTACAACAACAAGTAGATGACATAATCACCGAGTATGTTAAAGAAGTTGCTGAATTAAAGAATCTAGTAGAAAGTCTTGAAGAACAAAACACTTTACTTGAAGAAGATCTTGAAGAATGGAAAGTTAAATGTGCAACATTAGAAGCTGAGAATTTAGAAGTAACAGCTAAATATGCTTACTACACATTATAAAGTTAAATATGAGCTGGATTTATCAAGGAAAAGAATTTGATGAAATGAGTATCCCGGAAGGTGGTGTTGGATTCATCTACATTATGACTGCTATCATAGATGGTAAGTTTGTTGCATACATTGGTAAGAAAAACTTCTATGCTAAGATAAAAAGACCATTGGGTAAGAAAGCTCTGGCCATGTCTACTGATAAAAGACTTAAGAAGTATAAGTATCAGTTAACTCCGGACTTTATGAGATATTACAGTAGTAATGCAATACTCAAACAGGCTCATAAAGATGGTGTAGTTATCAAAAGAGAAATTCTCAGAATCTGTTATTCTCAGACTGAGCTAACTTACCAAGAAACAAAGTACCAATTTATACATGAGGTACTTGAAAAGGAAGAATATTTGAATGCCAATATCCTTGGCAGATTTTACAAAACTAAATAGTATGAATGATGACAAAAGATGAATTAAAGAATCTGATTAACATGTTTCAGTCAGGTGATGCTGAAAATCATGTAATTGCTTTACATGCAATTGCTAATAGTGTACTTGATGATAATGAGTTAATACTATTGTATAAGTTTTCAGGGCAACCACTTTCTATATGGAAAAGAGAGATTCCAAATACTGCTGAGAGAATTACTGGTGTAATTGGTGATGAAGTTATAGCATTATCATCTGCACGTGTACTTGGTATCATTACAAAGAACAGAGCAGCTAACAATGTAGTTGAAACATTTCTGGAGTATTTCATCCGGGACTTAACCAGTATGTTAGGAAGCATAGGGTATCCAATGGATAAAGTTGACATCCAAGTAAAAATCAGAGATGATGGACAAAGCACAAAGTCTTAGTAAAATAAGTAAAGATTTAATGTTGAAAGAGCCCTATTACGGGTTCTTTCTCATTATGTTGAATAAAGTTTGGAGAAGTAATCTCCCTACTGCAGGAGTAAGCAAACATAATATCAACTATCAGTTGGCTATCAATGAGGAATTCTGGAATAGTCTAACTGATATGCATAAAATGGGCTTACTGAAACATGAATTGCTACATATTGCATTTGGTCACCTTACAAGTTTCAGTTCATTTAGTAACAAGGAACTAGCTAATGTTGCCATGGACATGGAAATCAATCAGTATATTGAGAGATCATGGCTTCCAGGAACAGACTTAACATCTGATGAGTTTAATCAGCTTAAAGAAGCCGTAAAAGCAGAATTAAAAGAAGCTACAGAAAATGGTGCTACACGAGAAGAACTAAAAGCAATTGCTAATAAACTTCCTCCAAGAGGTGTAATGCTAGAAGACTATGCTGATCTTAAACTAGATAAGAAGGCCGGTTGTAGATATTACTATGACCAGCTTCTCCGTCTTCAGGATGAGAAAGATAAAAATGGTACCACAGGTAATCAAGCTATGGATGATCTTCTTGACAGTATTGAGCAAGGAGATGTTCCAGATCACAGTACATGGGAAGAGTTTGATGGCATGACAGATGCTGAGAAAAAGCTGATTGAAAAACAAGTTCAGAAGATTCTTCAAGATGCAAAAGAACAGACTGTAAAGAAACGTGGTAATGTACCAGGTGAAATTGAAAGTCTAATTGTAGTTGAAGAAATAACTAAACCTAAGTTTGACTGGAGAGGTTATATCAGAAGATTTACAGGTGTAAGTACTAAAGTATTTACTAAGAAGATCAGAAGGAAAGAGAACCGTAGATATGAAGATAATCCAGGTCTAAAGATTAAGATGCGTCAACACATGTTGCTTGCTATTGATACTTCAGGATCTGTGAGCGACACTGAGCTCAAAGAGTTTATGAATGAGATTCATCATATCTATAAACAAGGAATAGATATTACTGTAATACAGTGTGATACTTCTATCAGATCTATTGAACCTTACAAAGGCAAAAATGAAATCAAAGTATTTGGAAGAGGTGGGACTGAATTTGATCCCGTCCTAGATTATTATAATGCAAACCTAAAGAAATATACAAGCTTAGTATATTTCACAGATGGTGAGTGTTATACATCTGTAAAACCAAAGAGCAAAGTCTTATGGGTTTTGTCAGAACAATCACATATGAATGAAGACCTACCTGGTCAGGTCATTAAATTAGAATTATAAAATCAAACATTATGAACACAGTACAATTGAATGCAGAAGAGTTAAAGAATTTTATCAAGCACATGGTAACAAATAATCAGCATATCCAAGCTCAGGGTAAAGTTCCTGTAGCTATCAATATTGAGGGTGATGCTGGTCTTGGTAAGACTTCAACTATCTTACAATTGGGTAAAGAGTTAGGAATAGATGTTGTAAAACTTAATCTATCTCAGATTGAGGAGTTAGGTGACCTTGTTGGTTTTCCTGTTAAAGAATTTCTTGTAAAGAATCAAGAAGGTAAACAAAGATGGATTACTGAAGCTCAAGTAAATGGTGCTCTCAGATCAGGTTTTACTGTTGTAGATAAGAGAATGTCTCATGCTGCTCCTGAATGGATTCAAGGTAAAGGTGAGGGTGGCTTCTTAATCTTGGATGACTATACTCGTGCAGACCACAGATTTATGCAAGCTACCATGGAGATTCTTGACCGCCAAGAATATGTATCATGGAAGCTTCCTAAGAACTGGCATGTTATCTTGACTACTAATCCAGACAACGGTGATTATAATGTAACCAGTCTTGACGTAGCTCAGAAGACTAGATTTATTTCTGTTGAAATGAAGTATGATGCTGGTGTATGG